GCTGGTGCCGCTGTCGGAATAGCTATCTGCTACTTTTTCTAAATGATATGTAGCAGTTGCTGTAATCAAAGCCACAATAAAAGGAATGAGGATATTTCTCAAAAATTCCAAGAAAAGATATTCTTTGTAGAATCTGCCTTTGGATGTAATTATGAAGCTAAAACTCGATCTATCCATAGATGTGTTTACTTTCGTTACATATCCTCTATCCTGTAAATCCAAAAACGCTTGGTATGCATCTTCTCCATCAAATTTACCTATATCGGAAAGTTTGATTGAAAAATTCGTTTTAGATATTTTCTTTAATATTATTCTTTCGATTTTTAGAAGCATGTTAATTCCTCCGTTTTTGAAAATATTATATCACAGAAAGGGATGATACAGTGAGCGAACAGGAAAAGAAAGTTGTAGAAAAGTTGAAAGACGCGATTCCCAAAATGAACGATTTTCAGAAAGGATATGTTCTGGGAATGGTCGAGGGTTCAGCAAGCAAGGCAACCAGTGAAGAAACTGGGAACTCAAAAACAAAAGAATAAGAAGAAACTGAATATTGATAGTTGAGAAATTTGTCGGAATTTGCAGATTAAATGTGTTTGTAACACAGGAAATCAGTTGATACAATTAATATGCGACGGCGGCAGGAAATGAGTTACATTATTGCTTTATTTTCCGCATCATCTTTAGTATTTTATTTAATCTCTTTTGTACTTTTTTAATTCCTTTGTATAGGTCGATTGTCATGGATGTTATGGTTAGAATTATGAAGAAGTCGTAACCGGTAACACGCCATGCCAATAATGAGATAAGTATACTAACGATTTTCATGATAACAGTTCCTTTCATGATGGCCGCCGCCGTACATTAATTGTATCAACAAAGCAAAATAGAGACAACCAGTATTTTCCAACTATCAAGCGGTAGTTGGATTTTTTATTGCAAAAATCCGGAAAGGAGAAGAATGAACGACTTAGAAACAACCAAAATGCAGACACCCATTGAGATTGCGCTTGGTATTGATGAAAACGGAATGACTACAGCAAAGAAGTTGTATGAGTTCTTGGAAATGGACAGCCGCAACTATTCCAGATGGTGCAAAAGCAATATCACCGAAAACGAATTTGCCGAGGAAAACGTTGATTATTGGGCATTCGTCATTAATGAAGAATGGGGTGGGCAAGCTACAACAGATTACAAACTCACAGCACATTTTGCTAAGAAACTTTCTATGAAAGGAAATGGAGCGAAAGCAGAAGAAGCACGAGATTATTTCACGACCTTGGAAGAACGTGTGAAACAAAAGGTAATCGACCTCAATCAGTTATCACCGGAGTTGCAGATGTTCCAGAAGATTTTCAATTCTGTAGCGGAACAGCAGTTGGAACAGAAACGGCAGGCGGAACAACTGAACCATGTGGAACAAAGAGTTGAGAGCATCCGAGAAGTGGTTGCACTTGATACAACATCATGGCGTGATGATACCGGAAACATTCTGCGGAAAATCAGCATGGAACTTGGTGGCGGACAGGCATACAGCCAAGTAAGAGCCGAAAGCTACGAACTGTTGTCAAAGCGAATGGGTGTAAATCTGAAGCAGCGGCTGACTAACAAGCGCAGGAGAATGGCTGACGAGGGTATCTGTAAATCAACCAGGGACAAATTATCCTATGTGGATATTATTGCAGAGGATAAGAAGTTGATCGAGGGATATACAGCTATTGTGAAGGAAATGGCAATCAGATACGGAGTTGGAAAGGATTAACAGGAGGTATTCATGGATAGACAAATGAACATTGCTTTAAGAAAGACATTAGATCAGATCGGCGTAAAACATAGCCTTAAGGGTTACGGTTACATAATCAGTGCGGTTGAGAAATGTCTTGAAAATAGAAGCAAACTTATCCACATTATTAAAGGACTTTACACTGAAATTGCAGAAGAAAACAGCGATACAGTCTGGAGAGTAGAAAGATCAATCCGGCACGCAATTGAAGTTACTTGGACAAATGGCAATACAAATGCAATCAACAAAATTTTTGGTCACACGGTTTCAGTGGAAAAAGGAAAGCCGACAAATTCAGAGTTTATCGCATTAATAACAGATTTTGTTTCCTTGTATGGTGAGGAGATTGTCAACGGTTCCTATAAGTGGCAGGAGTGAGGTGCCTATGAAGAAGTTAGCAAAGGTAATTGAAATGATCGGCACCGTTGTTTTTCTGTTTTGCATCTGCATTGATGCAACGGAGTATCCGGTCACTGCTATACCTGTATTGATTGGATTACTTCTTATTTATATAGGAACAAAAATAGATGGGGAGTGGCAGGAGTATACAGAAGAGATTGTAGATTACGATTACAGAAGTGAGTCTGATGACGATGACGGTATTACCTATATCACATTTGACACTGATTACAGCAAAGAAAAGGAATCATCCGAACCGACCAAAGCTGAATGATTCCAGTTCAAGCAATAGCATAAGCTATTTGCGCCTATTTTAGCACAAGAAAAGGAGAAATTCAAATATGAGAGCAGAAAACAATAAAGTGGAACTTACAGGAACGATTATCACAGAGCCGGAATTTAACCATGAGGTGTTTGGAGAGGGATTTTATAATATGCACCTCAAAGTGGATAGATTAAGTGGGACGGCTGATATTATCCCATTAATTATTTCAGAGAGATTAATCAATCTGAATGATAAATACACGGGCACTGCCGTTAATGTTTCCGGTGTGTATAGTTCTTATAACAAACATGAGGAAAAGAGAAATCGTCTGTTATTATATGTATTCGTCTGTGAAATTGAAAAAGCGAATACGGGAGAGCATACAGATTTGAACAAAATCCAGCTTGACGGATATGTATGCAAAGAACCGATTTACAGGAAAACTCCGCTTGGAAGAGAAATTGCAGATTTATTAATCGCAGTCAATCGTTCCTACGGAAAATCAGATTATATCCCATGTGTTGTTTGGGGTAGAAATGCAAGATTTGTTGGTCAGTTGGAAGTAGGAACTCATATTGAGATCAATGGACGCATTCAGAGCCGCGGATATATTAAGAAATATGAAGATGGAACAGAAGAACAGAGAACAGTATACGAGGTGTCTGTAAGCAAAATCAATGTATTAGAGGAGGAAAATTAAGATGGCAGAAAATACCGTTACAATTTCCGTTGAAGAATATGCAGATCTGGTTGCATGCAGGACGAAAGTTCATACAGCATGTGCCATTATTGCAAATGAGCACCAAAGAGACATTGAGCTGATGGGGAAAAAGGGAACAACTATTAATTCAAAAATTATAGAGTCAGCTCTTGGATATATTGACGATGAAGCATGCTTTGAAGAGGCACTTAAAAAATATAAAGAGTGGAAGGAGAAGGAAAATGAAACTGAAAATTAGATCATTACATATGGAGAATTTCAAGAGAATTAAGAGCCTTGATGTGAATTTCTCTAATAAGACAAGTATTAAAGGACAGAACGCCGCAGGAAAGACAACAATCTTCGATGCGTTTACATGGCTGCTTTTCAATAAAAACAGTGCCGGAGAGGAAAAGTTTAATGTTCGACCATTAGATAAGGACGGAAACCGCATTGATAATGTAGAAATTAAGGTTGTGGGAGTTATTGACGTTGATGGGAAAGAAGTGGAACTTTCAAAGGTTCAGAAGCAGAATTGGGTTAAGAAACGTGGTACTGATACTGTTGCATTGCAGGGAAATGTCAATTCATTTGAGATTGACGGTTATCCAAAAAGTGAAGCTGATTTCAAAGAATATATTTCCAGTCTGGCACAGAGCGAGGATATGTTCAAGATGCTGGCCAATCCGCAGTATTTCTCTTCCATGAAATGGAAAGAGCAGCGGGATATTCTGATGCGCCTTGTAACGGATGTATCGGATGTTGAACTGGCGCAGACAGATGCTAAGTATGCCCAATTACTCGGCGAGTTGGAGAAAGCACCGTCCACGGATGATATTCGTGCAAAATTTCAGAAAGCTCTTACAGAGTGGAAAAAGAAACAGTCAGAGATTCCGGTACGTATTGATGAAGCCGAGAAATCCAAGGTTGATGTTGACGTGGCAGAGCAGGAACTTGCAAAGGTAGATCTGGTAAGAAGAATCGCTGAATGTGACAAGAAAATGGAGAATGCCGGTAGCACGTTAGGCGATTTGAGAAGCAAGGAAATGCAGTTGCAATTTGATATGTCCGGCATTATGCAGGTCATGAATGACGAACTTTCCGCAAAACGTAGAGGTCTTGACAGTGCCAAGGATGATGCAACACGAGAGTTCAATGACTTACATAATCAGATTCAGTCTGCGGAAAATCAGATCAAGGCAAATGAGAAGACAATTTCCGATACAGATGCAGAGCGGAAAAATCTTGGTGTTGAATACAATGCAGAATTTTCCAAGGCATTTGATGAAATGCCATATCTCTTTGACGAATCCAAGTGGAAATTTGATGAATCTACAACGGTTTGTTCCTTATGTGGTCAGAAGTTGCCGCAGGATAAGATTGAGTCTCTTAAGGCTGATTTTGAGCAGAAAAAGGCAGATGCCAAGGCACGTGCCACCAAGCAGTTAGAGGATGCACGCAAAGCATTTGATGATGCAAAGGGCGCAAAACTTAAAGGTCTGATTGACAAGGGCAACGCTTGCAAGGCTGATATTGAGCGATTGACAAAGGAAAACGCCAAGTTGCAGGAAGACATTGTGGCACTCAAAGAGCAGGAATCCAAGGCACTTGCAAAGCAGAATGATTATGCAAAGCAGTTATCCGAGATCCCGGCAGAAGCTGATTATTCGCAGAATGAAGAGTATGTGAAGCTGAAAACAGAGCATGACAAGATTCTTGCTGATATTGCAAAGGTTGAATCCGAGGGCGCAGACAAGGTTGTTACTGATTTAAAAGCCGAGAAAGCCGATCTGCAGAGTCAGCTTGAAGAGGTGAACAAGGTTATTGCGCAGGCGGCTAACAATGTGGCGATTGATGATCGTATCGAAACGCTTCGTGACGAGCAGAAAGAAATCGGGCAGAAAGTTGCCGATCAGGAACAGATGCTTTATCTCTTGGAAGAGTTCATTCGTTTCAAGCTGGATAAGGTTTCAGAATCTATTAACAGCCATTTCAAGACCGTAAATTTCAAACTCTTTGAAATGCAGTTAAATGGCGGTATGAAAGATTGTTGTGAGTGTACTGTGAATGGCGTTCCGTATTCGGCTTTAAACAGTGGTCATAGAATCGTAGCCGGACTTGATATTATCCGTTCTCTTAGCGAGTTATACGGTGTAAGCGTACCGATTTTCGTTGATAACGCGGAATCGCTGAATGAGTTCAATGTGCCGGATATGGATGCACAGTTAATTCTTTTGAGCGTATCAGCGGACAAGCAGTTGAAAGTGGATGGTGTGTAGGATGAATATTGGAACATTAGGAATAATGGAACGGATGTCGCAGAAAAATAACAAAGACTTAAAGGTTTCTCCATTGTCGAATATTAAATCTGCTCATAGCGGCAGGGATGGATGGGGGAGTGTGACAATCGCTATCCCAAATGAAATTGTTACAGGATTGCTTACAAACCCAGATGGTTATATTGGCGGCTTATTGATTTGCAGCAAAGAAGAATTTGAAAAGGAAAAGAAGTTGGCAGGAGGAGAGGTAATATAGATGGGAAATGCTGTGAAATCCTACAAAGGATTTAATAAAGATATGACTTGCCGTGGCTTTCAGTACGAAGAGGGAAAGGAATACGAGGAAGAAAGCGTAGAAGTTTGCGATCATGGATTTCACGCTTGCGAGTATCCGCTGGATTGCTTGAATTATTATTCTCCAAATGAAAGCGTATACCACGAGGTAGAGCAGAGCGGAGAAATCCAGAAACATAATGATGATACTAAGGTAGCATCTACAAAAATTAAGATCGGAGCAGAAATCAGCATTGCTGGACTGGTTAAAGCTGCAATCGAATATACGGTAAAAAGAGTGAATAAGGAAGCTGAAAGTGATGAAAATCACGGAGCATCCTCGGCAACCGGAAACTGCGGAGCATCCTCGGCAACCGGAGACTACGGAGCATCCTCGGCAACCGGAGACTACGGAGCATCCTCGGCAACCGGATACTGCGGAGCATCCTCGGCAACCGGAGACTACGGAGCATCCTCGGCAACCGGATACAAGGGAGCATCCTCGGCAACCGGAGACTACGGAGCATCCTCGGCAACCGGAAACTGCGGAGCATCCTCGGCAACCGGATACAAGGGAGCATCCTCGGCAGAAGACAAAGATGCGGTCGCTGTTGCTTGGGGTTACAAATCAAAAGCAAAGGGTGTTATTGGCTCGTTTCTTGTTTTTGCAGACTGGGAATACACTGGTTCAGAAGATAATACGGAATATGACAGAAATAACCAGAGTGCATGGGTTCTTAACGGCGCAAAGATGGTGCAGGTTGATGGGGAAAATATCAAGCCGGATACTTGGTATACGATTGAAAATGGAGAGATTGAGGAGGTATCAGAATGAATTACATAAAAGCAAAATATCCAAACCAGATCCGGTCATATATATTTGCTACATCAGACGATGTAAAAGCCGGTGACACGGTTGTAAATGCCAAATGTGCGAAGCTGACAGTTACGGATGAAACCGTGGATATGAAGTGGGTAGAAACCTACGGTGCTGATAAGGTGGCAGTTGTGAAGAAGTGTGAAGAACCGGAAAGCGGTGGTGACGATGAGAGTTAATCCATGTAGATATTGTGCATTGTCTGTAAACCTTAATGGAAAGCATTGTTCAAGGTATTCTTCCGAAGAGTGCGCAAAATGCGAGAACATTCAAAAACACAGGGAATACCTTTTAAGTCAGCGAAAATTCGCAGAGGGTGAGCAGATTACAAGCATTGAGGAACTTTTGAAACAGGAATGGGTAATGTGGTATCACAGTACAAAGCACATAGAGGTTTTCAAGAATATGCAACTCAATCTTGTTTTGAAATTTCTTAAAAATGGAGCATTTAAAAAAGCAATAAGGAAAGAAAGCGAGGAAAAATAATTATGGCAGAGAACACAGCAGTAGCAAAGGCAGAGGAAAAGAAAGAGGAAAAGACAGAGGTTGCACACAGCAACAACAAGGTTACAGACTATAGCCTTGGAATTTTTGGAACATCAGATAATTTCATTATGGCTATGCAGATGGCAAAGGCGTTGGCGAGTTCAACTATCGTTCCGGCAACATTCCAGAAGAACGATGCAAACTGTCTGATTGCTATTGAGCAGGCGCAGAGACTGCGAGTAAGCCCACTGATGGTTATGCAGAATCTGTATGTGATTCAGGGTAGACCGTCTTGGAGTTCAAAGTTTCTGATTGCGGCAATCAATAATTCCGGCAAATTCGATATGGAATTACAGTTCGAGGAAACCAAAGATAAGGATGGCAAGCCTTATTCGTGTCTTGCTTGGACTACGAAAAATGGTCGTAGAGTTGAGGGCATGACCGTGGACATGGAAATGGCTAAATCCGAGGGATGGCTTGGTAAGAACGGTAGTAAGTGGAAAACCATGCCACAGTTAATGCTTCGTTACAGAGCCGCATCTTTCTTCTCCAGTCTGAATTGCCCGGAGCTGACAACGGGATTATATACGAAAGAGGAAATGCAGGACAACGATTTCAAGGAATATCCGATGGAAGATTTGCAGGAACAGGTCAAGCGTGATATTTCCGAAAATGCCAATTCAGAGCCATTTGTTGTAGCTGAATCCGAAGCTATTGAGACCGGGAGCGAAGTAGTTGAACCAGAGCCGGAGAAAGTAGCCGGAGAAGTCGTTGAGAATGACGAGAACGTACCGGACTTTATGAAAGATTAGGAGGTTGCCATGAGAGTTATATCACAGGACGGCACATTGGATTTTCCGTACGAAAATAGCATTGTTTTTATTGATACAAGGGCGAAAGAAGCAACATTTGTCCGGATGCAGGCAATCGGAGACAATGAGACTTCAATAACAGCTAAATATTCCACGAAAGAAAAGGCAAAGAAAGCCATGGAAATGCTTAGAGAAGAATATCAAAAATATGCAAGCCAGAATTACATGAAAGTATTTCAGTTCCCGGCAGAGGAAGAATTGGAGTAGCCTATGGAAGTTATATCAGTCTTAGAATCCGTGCAGAAAGGCATGAAAGATAACATTTACAATTTCTGCAAAGATGGAAAATGTAGCCAATGCGGTAACTGCTGTTCCAACCTTTTGCCAATGAGCAGAAAGGAAGTAGATGCAATTCACAGATATATCCGTAAGAACCATATCAAAGAGTGTAGGCACCTGCTTCCTACTGTGAATCGACCATATGATATGACATGTCCTTTTCTTGATACGGACAAGAGTTGCGAGAAATGCAGAATCTATCCGGTTCGACCAGAAATTTGCAAGCAATTTATCTGTGACAATGAGCAGAGGGCAAAGCATAATCGGGCATTGTTGGGACAGACAAGACAGATTATTGATGTGAGGAGTGAGTTTTATCACAGAAATGGAAAATAGGCAGAAAGAAAAAATTACAAAAAGCCGAGAACGCGTCAAAAAGTTTGGAGAAGTTTATACGCCGGGCTGGATGGTACAAAAGATGTGCAATATGTTGGAAGATGAAAATGGTGGTGCAGAGTGTTGGAGAGGAACAGTGTTGGAGCCTGCGTGTGGTACTGGAAATTTCCTTGTGGAAATCTTGAAACGGAAACTGTCAATAGGAATGACTGAAACGGAAGCTGCAGAGACATTATTCGGCATTGATATTCTGGCAGACAACATAGAAGAGAGCATACAGAGACTTACGGATCTTGCACCGACAGCAGAAAGTATATTCAGAAAGAACATTGTTCAGGGCAACTTTTTAAAACCGGAAGGAATATGGTTTTTGGAGGATGCCGAATGAGAGAAAAAGCGGAAGACCCTTATGTATCTCTTGGTATATGCTCCAGATGTCACAAAGGCATATTGGGAACGCAGTACAAAATGTGCGCTGAGTGCCGGGAGAAGAAAGCGAAGGTAGAAGCTAAGAGACTTGCAAGGGAAACACCGGAACAGGCAGAAGCACGGAAAGAAAGAGTCCGTACCAGATATTACATGAATAAGTCCAGTGGAATATGCGTGAAGTGTGGAAAACGTAATGCAGTATGCGGAACTGTTTTATGCAACAGGTGTTTGGCAAAGAGGCGTTCGTGCGAGAAGTCCACAAGCCAAAGGGAGTACCGGGAGGATAAAGGATTGTGCATAATCTGTGGTAGACCGGCGGTATCTGGAAGAAAGCATTGTGAGGAACATTTAAAGATGCTACGGAAAACAGTTGCAAATGCGGCAAGCCATATAGACTACACGAAACATCCTTGGATAATCGATAATAAACACATATTTGAAAATTGAGGTGAAAGAGGTATGAAACTTAAAGCCTTAGGCTCTGGTTCATCCGGTAATTGCTACATACTGGAAAATGAAAGCGAAGCGTTAATTATTGAAGCAGGGTTGCCGTTTATGGAAGTTAAGAAAGCACTGGATTTCAATGTGCGAAAGATTAAAGCAGTAATCACAACCCACATACATTCAGACCATCATCAGTACTTCTTTCAGTATGTTAGAGCCGGTATTCCAGTGTGGGAGCCGTTCAAATTGATAGATGGAAATATCCTACAGTTTGGGAAAGAAAGCTTTAGCATACGAGCATTTGAAAACCGGGATAAGTCCGGCAGATGGCTACACAACAACGGAGACGGTTCAGAGTGCCCCTGCTACGGATTTTACATCACACACCCGGATATTGGCAGCTTGGTGTATGCAACAGACACAGAATACGTCAGATGGCGATTTAAGGACGTTAATCACATCATGGTGGAATCCAACTACGATATGCAGTTTGTAAACCGAGACGAACCGAACTATGAACACCGCCTACGAGGTCATATGAGCCTTGATACGGCACTTAAATTTATTTCTACTAACGATAACCCGGCATTGAGAAATGTCGTTCTAATTCACTTATCAGATAAAAGCGGAGATCCCGCACTATTCAAGCGAAAGACAGAAGAAACAGTTAAATATGGAGCAGATGTTTATATAGCGGAAAAAGGATTAGAGGTTGATATGAACCTTTGCCCGTTTTGATAGGTTGAAACACCAATGTGAAAGCATAAAAGAAACCAGTTTATGCGGTATCTGACTTTGGTATGGAATTTAATATATCACAAAACTAAATTGAAAGCCATGAGATACCTTTGGCGGTTGCTAAAAGTGACCGCCAGAAAGGAGAATACGTGTTAATAATTGAGGATAAAGGACAGAAAGAGGGCTTACATATCCTTAAGAATAGATATTTTAAAAGCCACGATATGGAAGTCTTGCGTGCACCATTGCCGGTTGGAGATTACATAATTGCCACAGACAAGGTAGCGGATGTTATCCGTAGAAAATCAGCTAGAAAAATGGAACTTAAAAAGATGGATTTTCTTGGCACATATGATGTTTCCGTTGACACGAAAAAAGACATGCAGGAAATTGCTGGGAACATCTGTGGAAGAGCACATCCGAGATTCCGTGACGAGTGTATTTTGGCGCAGAACAACGGAATTAAGTTATATGTGCTTATTGAAAATACAGACAAGGTGTATTCCGTCAATGATGTATTTACATGGCATAATCCTCGAGTGGACCGGTATAACAATATTGCATATATGCACACACTTGGAAAATTGCTGAATGTATCGCTACCGAAAACAAAGCCGACATCTGGCAAGGTATTGGCAAAAGCTATGTTGACAATGCAACTTAAGTATGGCGTTGAGTTCGTATTTTGTCGCCCGGAAGATGCTGGGGCAAAGGTTATTGAATTGCTTGGAGGTAGTGAAAATGGCGGAGAATAAGCGGTATTACTGGCTTAAACTGATGGATGATTTCTTTGACAGTAAACGAATCAAGAAACTCCGAAGGATGGCAGGCGGCGATACATACACGATCATATACCTTAAGATGCAGTTGTTGTCGTTGAAAAAGGGCGGCTACTTAGAGTATTCCGGCTTGGAAGATGAATTTTACAAAGAGATCGCCCTTGATATTGACGAGGACGAAATCAATGTTCAAGTAACGATTCAGTATCTTCTTTCCTGCGGATTGCTTGAAACATCAGATTCCATTGAGTACAAGTTGCCATTTGTGCAAGATAACCTAGGAAGTGAGACTGCAAGTACAAGAAGAAGTCGTAAATCTAGGGAAAATGCACAAAAAGCGTTGCAATGCAACAGTGGAGCAACGGAGTGCAACATTTTGCAACAAAATTGCAATGTAGAGATAGATATAGAGAAAGATATAGATACAGATATAGAGAAAGAGAAAGAAAATACAAAAGAAAGCGTGCCTGCATCTGATTTGGACTTTGACGCGGAATGGGGATGGGAATACACGATCAATGCATATCCAAAGAAAACGTCGTTAACGTCTGCCAAGGTAGCATGGATGGACAAGCTTTTAGAAGTTATCGAGCCGAACAGGAAAGCCGTTGCAAAGCTGATATATGAGGCTACAGTGGCATATGTTACTGACTATATAGAGAAGAATCCGGATGATACGAATTATCGCTACATACCAAAATACGGAGACTGGCTGAAAGAGGATTGCGATTACTGGATTCGTCAAGTTGAGAAACGAAAGCGAGGTGAGAGCAGTTGACGGAAGCAGAAATTGGAGTGATCGGATGTGTATTGATTGACAATGATTCCATGTACAAGGTTTATAACAAATTGAAGCCGGAAATGTTCAGCTCTGAATTTTGCCAAGATGCTTTTGCTGAAATGCTTGCCATGTATGATCGTGGAGAAAACATTAATGTCGTTTCACTGTCTCAGTCACTTGAAAACCACAAATGGGAGCCGGAAATAATTGCCGGGGAGCTTAAGGAATGTATTGCCGCAACTCCGTTATCGACAGCAATGAAAAACTATGCGGATGCAGTCATTAAGGATTGGCGGGCAAGGGAAACGAAAAGCCTTTTCCAGAGAGTGAGCCTTAGACCATGTGATATTGATAATTCGATCGCGGAAGTTCTTACAAGGCTTGAAGAAATCCAAGTTAATCAGTTGAAGAAATCTAAGTTGATGAAGCAAATCGTATCAGAGAACAAAGATAAATACTTCAATGATGATGTGGGAGAGGACAGGGTAAAGACAGGATTTTACCATCTTGACGATTGCCTTGGCGGTCTTGAAGGCGGAGACATTACAGTTGTTGCCGCGAGACCGGGAGTTGGTAAGTCTGCTATTGTGGCACAAATAATCGAGAATATGGCAAGAAAAGGCTATAACACTTGTTACTACAACATGGAGATGAACAACAGTCAGATTTATGAAAGGTTTGTTTCAAGAATGTCAAAGATTGGTCTGACAAGAGTTCGCAGGGCAAAGGCTTTTCTTGGTGGAGAGAAAGAAGCCTTTGACAAGGCAAATGATGAGCTTGAAAAATATCCGATCACAATTGACGATCAGACAAATGTTATTGAGGAAATGAGAACGCAATGCAGGCATCAAAGATATGACGTGATCGTAGTTGACTATCTGCAATTGGTACGGTGTAACCGGAAGTTCAATAATCGTGCATCCGAAGTCGGGGAAGTTTCGAAGCAATTCAAAGCACTTGCGAGAGAGCTTCACGTTCCGATCATCCTATTGTCACAGCTTAACCGAGTATCGGAAATGAATGTAACGAAAGAGCCTACAATGTCCGAATTAAGAGAATCCGGAGATATTGAGCAGGATGCTTCCAATATTATTCTTATGTGGAATTTGGATGAAGACAGAAAATTTAAAGGCTTGAAAGTTGAAAAGAATCGACAGGGTACACCGTTTAGAGAAGTTGTTCAGTTTGAAGGTGATCGTATGGAATTTATCGAGCGAACCGAAACCATTGAACAGATTCAAGCACGGATGCGACAGAAAGACGGTTTCCGAGAAGTATGTGGCAGCACACCATTTGATTAAAAGGTGAATGATTATGGCAAGTAAGAAATTTGAAAAAGGTTCCGAAGAATGGCAGTTTTTTAATGACTATTATAAATTCCGGCAGCAGTTTTATGAAGCTGATAACGAAGATGAGTGGTTCCAAGGAATGATGGAAGCAGGGGAAATGCTAATTAAAAAATATGCACGGACAAATATATCAAAATATGTTCAAAGTCTTGTATTTAGCCATTTTGAGGATGTAGAGAGGAGATGGAAGAGCAAATGAGTAATGCACTGGCAAGAAAGAAAAAGCGGATGCAGCCACTTGGATATTCCAAGAGTGAACTGATCGGAATACAGAGACACGCCAAGGCACAAAGCAATGCGGATTATCTAATAGAGGAATCCTATTATAACGTCCGTATGATGGCATATCAGGCACTGCATGATAAGTTCGGATTCGGACACAAAAGAATCATAAAGGTTGAGCAGACCATTGATGCATATGTGGAGAATGCAAAGGATGGAACGACAGGCGAGGAACTTTGTTTTTATCTGAAAGATAAATGCAAGATTGACGTGAGAGAGGAAACAAATAAGATTCCGTATCGTGAGAGTTTTTATCTGGTAGAGAGAAAGATTGCACCGAACTGCATGATACAGGCAAATAAGTTTTTGCTGGCACAGGTATTTAATTATTTTGCTATGTTGGGTGTCTGCCTTAAAACACAGTTTAAATTTTCGGGAAATCAGATCAGACAGGTTTATGAGAGAATCAGATATTTGATTAACTGCCTTGCTACCGGATATGAAACTATGACGGGGATCGCAAGCGTATTGGAATGGGAATGTAAGTACATTGACAAGCGTTTTATCGGAAAGACGTATGAAATATAGGAGGAATGGTTGATGGACAAGTTAGTTGTGGAACTGCAGGATGGATATTTTGTGGAGATTGATTCTCTGAATCACACCCTGAGACAGAGATATGCCGGACAGGATAAGGACGGCAATGAAAAAGAAAGCGTTCGAACAATCGGATATTTTGGAGACATGAAACAGTGCATTAAGGCTTTGTTAGAGCGTTATCCGAGGGAGTTATCTGAAAAAGCACAGATTTCCTTTGATGAATATTTAGAACTGTTGGATAAGGCTTATACGAGGTCAGAACAGCTTGTGAACAGAATCGGAAAGAGACAGGGGGAGATATAAATGTGGAAAGAAGGTAAGAAACGCCGCGCAATTATCGGAAAAATGAATAATAACTTGTCAATGCCGACAAAGCACCCGGACCAGGATGCGTTGAAAAGATTCAGAGAAGTGCCGTATCAGTTGCGGTACGGGAAGGAGAAGAAAGATGCTGAATAGAGAGAAATATGCAAAAGAGATCGCAGAAATTGCGTGCAATGGAAAACATATAGCCATTGTTGCAGGAAAACCGATGCTTTGTTGTGAAGCATCTTGTGATACATGCGATATCGAATATGACTGCACAAGAGGACTTAAGGAATGGGCGAACAGCGAATATGTCGAACCACAGGTTGATTGGAGTAGAGTTCCAGTTGATACACCGATTCTTGTGAGAGATAGTGAATCTAGTGAATGGAAACGGAGATATTTTGCAAAATACAAAAATAACATGGTGTATGCATGGGAAGCGGGAGCAACATCATGGAGTGCTGGTAGCCCTGCACATATGACCGATTGGAAATATGCCAAACTTGCAGAAAGTGAGGATCAGAATGGAAATGAGTGGAATTAAAAGCCGGATAGCTGAATCATTAACAGAAGCCTGCGGATATTCGCCGCTGACGAAAGTGATTTCAGAGGAAGAGGTAAACAGGATTCTGGCAGAGGAAGAAAAGACTGGTGGGTGGATTCCGGTAACAGAGAGACTGCCGGAGGATGATAAATATATCATGATTTCATTTAAAAATTTTACATTGCCGGACATTGGCAGATATGAAGCTGATAAGGACGGAAACGGTGCATTTTATCCGGGGGACGATGAGAAAAGTTATGTGGAATACGATTTGTTCGTGAATGCTTGGATGCCACTGCCGGAGCCGTACAGGGAAAGCGAGGAAAGTCATGATTGAGTGTATAAGAACTGCGGCACGGGATAGCAAAACGGAACGCATTAAAGTTTCCTGCTTAGATATTATCGTAACAATGATAGGAAAAAAGCCATATTACAAAATCAAGTACAAGGAAATCGGAGAGGACTATTATCATGTTGGCTACAGTTCCTATAAGCTAGAAAATGTTTTAGCTTGGAAAGGTGAGTGCTTTGAGATTGTGAAAGAATGCAGACCGCAGACCAATGCAGACCGGATCCGGAGCATGACGGACGAGGAACTTTTAGATTTCCTTTGCTCAATCGAAACATATGAGCAGGGTAGTGTAAAGACCATTGAGGGCGGTGTAGCAATGTGTTCTGTTACAGAGGTGGAACAATGGCTTAAGGCAGAAAGTGAGGGATAGCATGGAGAGATTAACATATGTGGCAGAGAATGGAGAAGTTTTATTTCATCCAGAAGATTTACCGGATGATGAGGGAATTACCATTACCCAGCTTGCGAAAGATGGAAGATACAAAGCCCTGGAAGAGATTGCGGAAAGACTTGCAAATAGAGAGCAAGCCGAAGAGCAGGGATTACTTCTGCGGTTGCCGTGCAAGGTGGGAGATACCGTTTATGTAGATAGTGCGATTCTTCCAATGATTGACCATAAGATTCCCTCATATTTTCCGGCACGAATTGTTTCATTCCGCTTTGCAAAAAGAAACTGGATGAAGATTGCGGTTAAGGCAAAATGGTTGCATAAATGGATTGACAATGAAACAGGTCCGGAAAGTGCTTATATAGATAGTGAGAAAAAAATTACGATTTCATTGTCTGGTATTGGCAAAACAGTATTCCTCACAGAATCTGAAGCCGAAGCCAAGCTGAAAGAAATGGAGGGGGAAAGCGATGTATTGTGATGGAAGATGTCAGTATTTGAACGAACGTAAACACAAATGTGAGTTGACCGGAGAAAAATTGACTTACATGAAACAGACCGGAAGTATTTCATTTTCCGTGCATGAACACAGAGGAGTTTGTAAAGGAAAAAAGGTGGAACGCGATGGAGAATAGATTTTTATCCCGTGCAAAGCGGATTGATAACGGAGAATGGGTACAAGGAAATCTTATACGGTCAAGTGATGCCGAAGATGGTTATGAAGCAATTATCATTCCAACAAATGATAGCAATATGTATACAAAAGGTGGGAGTAGAGGAGATTTAGGATTTGAAAATTGGCACAGGGTAAATGAAACTACCATCTGCCAGTGCACCGGATATGAGGGAATCTATGAGAAAGATATCTTCCGGTGCGAAGATGAAGATTACGTTATCAAATGGTCAGATGATTCGTTGAGTTGGGAAGCCGTATCCCTGTTTACTGACGTAAGTGTTTCCTTAGCAGAGCTCAATCCGGATTATATAGATGTTATTGGAAACGAGATTGATAACCCGGAACTGTTGAAGGTGTAGAATGCCGAGAACCATAGCGTATAGAGCGGGAGGATTTACAAATTGTGGAATCGGTTACACAAAATTCAGTCAGGAGGAATTGGCAGAAATGAAAGATAGAGTCATGACGGAGAATGAAGCAATTGAAGAATTAAAATATGATTGTAACGAACTTGGAAAAGCGATTCCGTGTGATACATCATGGGGAAAATCATTTGAAAATGCTTATGCAATGGCAATCAATGCACTTGAAGAAATTGAACAGTACCGCACGATCGGAACAGTGGAAGAATGCCAGAAAGCGATGACTGTAAGAAGAGCGGTACAGGAGATCGTTGATCAACAGCTTATTGCTGGGGAAAACAGTTACGAAGAGATATATGCTTGCTTTTGGGAAATAGTAAAAGTAGTTCAGGCGAATTATTAGACAGGAGGGCAAACGATGAGACTGATTGATGCTGATGCACTAAAGAAAGATTTAAAATCGGTTACTTTAAGCAATGGAACTTTAGTAAATACAAATGCAGTATTGTATTTACTAGAAGAATATCCGACCGCCTATGACCCGGACAAGATTGTGGAGCAGTTGGAAAATGAGAGAAAGTTTTGGGAGAATGCATATAACAGGAATTTGGGAAAAGAGAAAGCAAGAAGTTATGAGCACGCAATCGAGATTGTGAAAGGCGGTGGAGTAGATGCGAAAACCGATTCCTAAATCTGTTAGAAAACAAGTATATGCAAAATACAACGGTCATTGCGCTTACTGTGGGTGTGAATTAGAGTACAAGGATATGCAAGTAGACCATGTTATTCCTTTAAACGGTTGGAGCGAACAGGGAACGGACACGGTGGATAATATGCTCCCTGCCTGCCGGAGTTGCAATCATTATAAAAGCCGTTCTACTCTTGAGGGATTCCGAAAGATGGTTGAAGCAATGCCAGATACCTTGATGCGGGATAGCGTAACTTATAAAAATGCGGTTCGCTTTGGTTTAGTAATTCCCAATAAGCAACCAATTACATTTTATTTTGAGAAAGTAGGTGGTGTAGATGGCAATTAAACCAATATTATTTAACACAAAAATGGTTCGGGCGATTCTGGATGGGAGAAAAGATGCAACGAGAAGAATTGTAAAAGGCTTTATTCCTGATGATGCAGTATGGGGATATACCGCTTTTACACCTAAAGGGTACATATCGTGTAGAGGTACATTTGCAGATGGGTATGGAGAGAAATTTTTTAAGTTGCCTTGCGAGTCGGGCGATATCCTGTATGTCCGGGAAACATGGAAAAAGGCGCCGAACGGATACTATTACTACGAAGATTGGCAAAGAAATGACATTGCCGATGTTACAAAGTGGAAACCATCCATCCACATGCCGAAAGAAGCCGCACGTATCTGGCTTAAGGTTACGAATGTGAGGGTGGAGCGGTTGCAGAAAATCGCACCACAAGGAGCGTGGAAAGAGGGTGCGAGATGCTCTTGCCTGCATCCTGTACCAGATTGCGCAGGAAATAAAACCGCTTTTGTTAATATTTGGAACAGCACCATTAAGAAATCCGACATTGACCGCTACGGCTGGGATGCTAATTCTTATGTATGGGTTATCGAATTTGAGCGGTGTGAGAAACCGGAAGGAGTGTGAATGATGCGTAAAATCATAGAGAAGAAGATATTGCCGAAGTATTTTGATGCGGTTATCCGCGACAAAAAGAAGTTTGAAATCCGCAAGGACGAGGATGATTTGCAGATAGGCGATGCAGTTATTCTAAAAGAGTGGGATGGCGAAAAGTATACCGGACGCGAGGTCGGCAGGAACATTGTGTATATTTTGCGTGATGTGCCGGAGTACGGCTTAATGCCAGGATATGTGATATTTGGATGGTAAGGAGTGTGAGGTATGGCTAAAGCAGTATTGATTATGGATATGCCGGAATCATGTGATATGTGCGATTTCGTAGATGATGAGCAACCGCCAAGATACGGAGAAAAAACATTGTATTGTGGAATACCGGGAATGGGCGAGGACGTAACAGATTATATAGCATGTAGACCCGAATTTTGTCCCCTACGAGAGTTGCCGGAGAGAAAAGAGGAACTTCCGGTTGAAAAATACGAGTTTGGTGGACTGGGAAAAGCGTTTACATCTGGTTGGAACGCTTGCTTGGATGAGATTTTAAAAACAGATGGGATGAGAAAGGAGTAATGACATGGCAAGATATATTGATTCTGATGTTTTAAAAAAGCATATTTGTCATAGATTTATGAGATTGAACAGTGAATCAAAAATTGGGCTTAAGGAATGCAAAGAGATTTATGCCGTCATTGATGAGGAAAAAGAAATCAAGGTGTTTGACAGAGATGACGGAGCAGAGCCGATTCTTGAGACAAAAACAGGTTTGCATCACGAGTTGCATTCAGACGGTCATGGAGAATTTGTGCAATCCACTTATACTGATTGGATGTGTCCTAATTGCGGTTGGTTCGTGGGTGAATTATACAGTGGGTTTGGCAAATGGCATATTCAGGACGAATTATCTTTCTGCTCAAGGTGTGGTCAAAAGATTGATTGGTCGAAGCCTAAAGAGGAAGAAAAAAGACGGTATGAATCTGAAAAAGAGCGTCAAAGGCAGGAGTGGCTTGATAAAACAGGACACGTACTTGATAACATGAATGAGCGAAGACGGATAAAATACGGAGTAACAGAAAAATAAAGTAAAACAAAGAAAGGAGCCGGAACCTATCCGGATAAAAGGCGCGCCGGGTTCCTTTCAAAAGAAAATGAAGAATAGTGAATTAAAAGAATATGTAAACAGCTTTCCGGATGATGCACCGGTGAGTATTATCTGCGCGAATCAAAGAAAAAGAAAACTGTACAAGTTGGAAAATGTAATATGGGTGACAGACCAAGGGCAGCCTTTGATCCTTATTGACATTGGAAAAGAATCGGATATGGATGCAGAAATGATATCCGCTTGCGAAGAGGATGAAAAGTCTGCGGATGATCTGGAAGGACAGATGTAAATCGAGGATTTTCCGGAGGTGATGCCGTAATGGATTTTGGATATTACAACATGGATTGTATGGATGGGATGAAAGAGTTCCCGGATGGTTACTTTGACCTTGCGATTGTAGATCCACCGTATGGGATTGGAGAAAATGGAGATAAAAACCATACAAGAAGTAACCTAGCAAAAGCAAAAGATTACAAGAGTTTTAGCGGAATGGATATAAAACCACCAAACGAAAAATATTTCAATGAACTGTTTAGAGTGTCAAAAAATCAGATTATTTGGGGAGCAAATCATTTTATAAGCAAAATGCCGTTTAATAGTAGTTGTTGGATTGTTTGGGATAAAGATAATGGAAATAATGATTTTGCTGATTGTGAACTTGCATGGACTTCGTTCAGTACTGCAGTAAGGAAGATTAAATATAGGTGGCACGGAATGCTTCAGCAAAATATGAAACACAAAGAAAACCGTATTCATCCTACACAAAAACCAGTGGCACTATATGAATGGCTTCTGAATAGCTATGCAAAGCCCGGAGACATTATCCTTGACACACATGTAGGAAGTGCTAGTAGTTTGATAGCCTGCTACAGAACCAACCATCCATATGTTGGCTTTGAACTGGACAAGCATTATTATGATTTGTCCAAAAAGAGATTAGATGCAGAAATGGCACAAATGCGATTATCTGATTTTATGCCGGAGGTGATGCCATGATTAACGGAGAATTGATAGTTGACAATTTTGCCGGCGGGGGTGGTGCATCCACTGGAATTGAGTTGGCAACAGGCTATAGTGTAGATATAGCCATCAACCATGATCCGGAAGCTATAAAGATGCATAAGGCGAACCACCCGAACACGAAGCATTATTGCGAAAATGTTTGGTCTGTTGATCCAGTAAAGGCATGCAATGGGCATCCGGTCGGACTTGCCTGGTTCTCACCGGACTGCAAACATTTTAGCAAGGCGAAAGGCGGGAAACCAAAGGATAAAAACATTCGCGGTCTTGCATGGGTAGCATTACGATGGGCTGGACTTGTAAGACCACGGGTGATCATGTTGGAAAATGTAGAAGAGTTCAAAACATGGGGACCATTGAACAGAGGGCACCATCCGATCAAGGCAAAGCAGGGAAAAACATTTGAAAAATTTGTACAGCAGCTTAATGATCTGGGGTACACTGTAGAATTTAAAGAACTGATTGCTGCCGATTATGGCGCACCGACCATGCGAAAGAGATTCTTCCTGATTGCAAGGTGTGATGGCAAGCCGATTGTCTGGCCAGAGCCGACACACGCACCAGCAGACAGTGAAGAGGTAAAGGCAGGATTGAAAAAACCTTATGTTGGAGCATATACGCAGTTGGATTTTTCCTTGCCCTGTCCAAGTATCTTTGATACTTCAGAAGAAATCAAAGAAAAATACGGAATCCGGGCAGTACGTCCGTTGGCTCCGAAAACAATGGAGCGGATCGCAAGAGGTTTGAAAAAGTTTGTACTCGACAATCCGGAACCATTTATAATTCAGTGCAACCACGGCGGTGAGCGCAGACCGAACGATATCCGGGATCCGATGCCGACCATTACAGGAAAGCATGGGTACGGGATTGTGGAGCCATATATGGTACAGATCGGGCAGACTGGATTTGCAAAAGACCGAAGCAAGGATGTTAGAGAGCCGCTTACAACGATTGTGAGCAAAAATGAGCATTGTCTGATTGAACCAACGCTTGCACCATACATGGGAACGAATACGACAAATCATCCGGGCGGAAATTGCAAAGATCCGATACACACAATTACAACTGGCAATCAGCAATGTCTTATTAGTCCTACGTTGATTCAGTACCATTCAGAAACTTCAAAAGATGGAGTAAGAGGGCAGGCTATAAAAGATCCGATCATGACAGTTGACAGCTCAAATAGATATGGGCTGGTCGCATCGTTTCTGCATAAGTACTATGACGGAGGATATAAAGGTGCTGGGGAAACAGTAGAAAATCCGCTTCCGACAGTGACCGCATGGGATCATAACAGCGTTGTTACTGCGAATCTGATTCAGATGAACAATCATTGTGACGGAAAAGATATCAGACAGCCATTACCAACGATCACGGCTGGTGACGGACACTTTGGAGAGGTCAGAGCGTTTCTGATTAAATACTATGGACAGGGAACAGGGCAGGATATAGAACAGCCGCTTGATACTGTGACAGCCAGGGATAGATTCGGATTGGTTACGATAGAGGGTGTCGATTATCAAATCGTAGATATTGGTCTGAGAATGTTAGAGCCAAGGGAGTTATATGGATGTCAGGGATTTCCGGACGATTACATAATCGACCATGATTACACCGGCAAGACATATCCGAGAAGCGAACAGGTGCGTAGATGCGGCAATGCAGTATGCCCACCGATACCGGCAGCACTGGTCAGAGCAAATCTTTCGGAACTGTGCGTAGCGGAACGTATGCCAAACATGCAGATAGAAGCAGAGCAGACCGGACAGCTTCGGTTTGCCTAACCTTAAATTTTGTGGAGGTGCTGCCATGATACAGACAGCAGAAGATAAAGTGAAAGAGTACCGCCAGTGCATCCGCAGAGAAATAGAACACTGGAAAGTTATCAATCAGAACGGGTGTAATGATCCGTTCTGGTCGGATGGCTGCAACATGAATCTGACACGGAATCATATCATTTATTATCAGTCAAAGATGCGCGAGGCCTGTACAGAAAATCAGTTGCCATTACCGGAGGAATATTATTTATCCCTACCGCCGGAAGTGGATAATAATTATATGGCAAATCTTAAGCAGAAGCCACGGGTTGAGAGATTGTGTCAGTTAGGGAGAATCATGACTGGACACACTTATCAGTACGACGAGTTTATTTTAGAACCAGATAAAAAACCTTGCAATCATCATACCACCTCCCGTAATAGTATATGCTGCGGAGGTGGGAGATGATATGGAAAGAGAGGGGCACAGATGGATTGGAATTATGACATGGACAGTTGTCCGTTAGATACAAAGGTTTTCTTATTGTCAGCAAACGACAACCTACTTTTGCCACAGCGTGAATTTGTTGGCACTCTTATGTGCAAAGGACATTCTGTTACAAGAGGTAAGTGCTTTAGTGGAGATCCAGAGTATTTTTATAGAAGTAAAATTGTTGCGTGGAAGAAATATAATGCAGAAAGAGAGGAATAATTGCATGAAGTATACGGTAGAACTGACAGAAAACGGAATTAATGAAACATTGGAATTGAATGGAATAACTTACAGAAAAGAATGGACAAGGTTGGAAAATGGTTTACTTCAGTGTTCACAGAAAGATTTCTCGGAGCAGATGAGAGTGAATGGACATGATGGAGACCTTATAGAGAGAGTAGCAGAAGTATTTGACAGCTTTTTGGCAGGAGACGTAGATGATATCAGGGATTGTTATGATTAAGGAGAACGTGTAATTATGCTCAATAGCAAGGTATATACAAAAAAGTGTGTGATCTGCGGAAAAGAATATAAATCAATATCAGTCAGAGCACTTACCTGTGGAAAGGATTGCAGAAATGAATACCGCAGAAGAAAAGACAGAGAGAAAAGAAGCGCAAAAACATGTAGGAACAGCACTTTAGATGATGTTTTAAGAAAAGCAAGAGAAGCCGGGATGAGCTACGGAAAATATGTGGCAATGATGGACGGTACACAGAAGATCTGGCAGGGAGAAGAATAAAATATTGGAGGATAGTGGCTTATGAAGTTTTCAAAACTGACTAAGCCAGAGCTTGAAACAATTATTGAAAACGCCAATTTCACGGAGCAGGAAGAAGAAATATTTTATCTTCTTGCCCGTGGACTTATTTCAAAAGAAATAGCCATGAGACTATGCGTATCAACAAGAACAGTGGAAAGAAGAATTTTTGATATTAAACAGAAAGTAAAAAAGTTAGAAGGTGAGTTAAACGGGAAATCTTTCAAATAGTGAGTTGTTGAATATTGCCATCGAAAATGGTATTATCAACATAGACACCATTCAGAAAAAAATTGAAATGAACGAAAGGAAAAAATTTATTGAAAAACACACTTACAGCATTTGGCAAGGAAAAGATGGAAAGTTTTACACATATTTGCCAGATGAAGATAATAAGAGAGGAAAGAGACTTGTAAAGAGAACATCTGAAAAAGCAATTGAAGATGAAATAGTAAAGTTCTATAAAGCTAAGGAGGATGAACCTACAGTTATTCAGGTATATTCTAATTGGATTTCTGAAAAACTTGAATATGGTGAAATAACAAGACAGACAAAGGACAAGTACGAGACAAATTTTAAAAGATTTTTTGAAAATAAGTATTTGCCGATTGCAAATAGAAAAATCCGGTACATTGATGAAGAAATATTGGAATCATTCATAAAAACAGCTATTTCAAAACTGGAACTTACGCAAAAAGCTTATTCTGATATGCGGATATTGATTAACGGAATTTTCAAATATGCAAAGAAAAAACATTATACCAGCCTGAGCATAACCAGTTTTATGGGTGATTTGGAAATTTCGGAAAAGTCATTTAAAAAGAACCATAAGTCAGACTGCGAATTGGTATTTTCTAAGGATGAGGAACTTTTAATTGAACGATTTGTAATGGAAAATGAGCCTACATTGATAGAACTTGGCATTATTTTGGCATTTAAAACAGGATTGAGAGTTGGGGAAATATCTACCCTCTCATGGTCTGATGTCGGAGAAAATAAGATACATATATCAAAGACAGAAATAAGATATAGAGATGATAATGGCAAATATGTATTTGATGTTCAAAATTTTCCTAAAAGTGATGCCGGGTTTAGAGATGTTATAATTACCGCAGATACCAAAGAACTTATGAGAAAAATAAAAATGCTCAATCCATTTGGGCAATATATTTTTATGAAAAACGGTAAACGAATAAAAGGTCAGGCATTTACAAGGCGGCTATATGTGATATGTGATAGAATAGGAATTGGTGAACGTTCAATTCACAAGGCAAGAAAGACATATGCAACAAAGTTGATAGATGGAAATGTTCCAGAATCGGTAATAAAAACACAAATGGGGCATACAGATATCAGAACAACTCTCGATCATTACTATTTTAATAACAAGACAGAGAGTGAAATGCAGGAATATATTGCAAAAGCATTATCAATGTAAAAGGTAACACGAGGTAACACCTTTGGAGATAAAGAAATTCAGTATTTATGCGGGTTTGAGAGAATTGATACCGAGTTCGAATCTCCCTTCCGCTACTTTATTTTTGTTTAAGAAAACCTTGTGAAGCCTTGATTTTACTGAAAGAAAGGAGTTTTTGAATGGTGTCTTTTCTAAAGGTCAAAATCAAAGGTAACACTAAAGGTAACACGAACGGATGTATGGACGCTTAATGCGTTCTTTTTTTGTTGTATTTTTTGACGGCAAACTGTCGGAATCGTGACGGTTTTGCCGCCTTTTTTTATGCAAAAATATAATCAAAGGGAGGGATGGTGGTGTTTTCAGATGAAGTTCTTGAAAAAATTTTTGCCAGAAAAGAGTTACAGTCCTTGGACTTGTCAACGCAGTCGTCTATCATACACGCAATAGAAGATGTTTTAGAGGAGGTCAAACAGGATGAATATGAGCGGAGCATACCAGAATCCGATTTATAATCAGCAGATGCAGCAATACGGGCAGCAGTACGCATACAATCCGTATATGAATCAGCCACGCATTGATAATACACAAAATTATATGCAGGCACCGCAGCAAATTCAGCAGCAGATCCCGGTTCAAACTTTTGGCATAAATGGAAAAGTAGTTCCGGCGGTAGAAAACATCACTGCCAATGATGTGCCAATGGATGGCAGCGTTGCATTTTTCCCAAAACAGGATATGACAGAAATATACGCTAAAAGTTGGAACGCAGATGGCACAATTCGCACAATCGTTTTTAAGCCAGTTTCGCATGATACTGTTAGCAATTTATCGCATGATACTGAAAAATTGAAATTTGACCTATCAGACGAGTGCACAGGTGCATTTATGCAGAAGTTTGATGAGCTTTTTGGGAAGATTGAACAGATAGAAAACCGATTAGATAAAATTCCAAGCAGTCAAAGAAAAACTTCACAGGTAAAAAAGGAGAGTGATCCAGAATGAATCCGGCACAATTATTGTTAAATCAAATGATGAATTCTCCGCAGGTTCAAAACAATCCTATGGCAAAAAATGCCATGCAAATGTATCAAAGCGGAGATACAGGTGGACTTAAGACAATGGCAGAGAATCTCTGTAAAGAAAGAGGAATTACGGTAGATGAAGCAAAACAGAAAGTTATGAGCATGTTTAATCATTAGTACATTTTGGGGTGCGCGCAAAATAACCGGTTATCCCATTTGTAAATAGATCAGATGGAGGTAAACAAAATGTTTAATGGAAATGCAATGCCTAGTCTTGCTGATATTGCAGCAGTGACAGGAAACGGAAGAAACAATGATGGTATGTGGGGCGGCGATGGCTGGTGGGCTATCATTATCTTCGCTATGATCTTTGGCTGGGGCGGCTTTGGCGGCAATGGCTGGGGAGGAAACGGAGGTATGGGAGCGACAGCATCTGCATACACCGACTCTGCAATTCAGCGTGGTTTTGACACGCAGGCTATCATCGGAAAGTTAGATGGTATCACAAATGGTCTCTGTGATGGATTTTACGCACAGAATACCGCCGTTATGAACGGTTTCCATGGTGTAGACAATGCAATCTGCAACCTTGGCTACCAGACACAGCAGGGATTTAATACCACAAACGTGACACTTATGCAGGCGCAGAATGCTTTACAGTCCCAGTTGGCTAATTGCTGCTGCGAGACCAGGGAAGCTATCCAGGGTGTGAACTACAATATGGCACAGAACACTTGCGCATTACAGAACACCATGAACAGCAACACCAGAGACATTATCGACAGCCAGCAGGCAGGAACAAGGGCAATCCTTGATTACCTGTGTCAGGAAAAGATTTCTTCCTTACAGGCAGAAAATAATGACTTAAGAAGAGCCGCATCACAGGATCGCCAGTCTGCATTGCTCACTACCGCAATGTCAGCGCAGACACAGCAGATCATCAACGCTGTAAATCCGGCTGCAATCCCGGCATATGTTGTTCCAAATCCTAACGCTTATGCGTATGGCTGTGGATGCAACACAGGATGTAGCTGCTAAAAGTAGCTGCTAAAAGTAGCTGCTACACAAAATTGAATAATTGAGTATCTTAATTGAGTTTAACTCGATTATGTCTGCTGTGCAGTATTGCTTATAAACACAAAGGGCAGACTATAATGTTTGCCCTTATTTTTGAAAGAGAGGTAAATAATTATGGCAGAATTTACAGGAATTGCAATTCAAACTGTCGCGCAGGGAGAAGATGTAGCATTTACAGAAACTCCGGTATGCGCAACAAAATGCATTGTTCATAGACAGGGAAGTGGCATTGTTAAATTAAGAGGACTTACAAATCAGTGCCGGGCAAGATTTTTGGTATCTTATTCTGGAAACATTCAAATTCCTACCGGTGGAACAGTTGAAGCTATTTCACTTGCTATTGCAATTGACGGAGAACCGTTGCAGTCAACTCGAATGATTGTTACACCGGCGGCAGTTGAAAACTTCTTTAACGTTTCGGCGCAGGCATATGTGGACGTTCCTCGCGGTTGTTGTGTTACGGTAGCGGTACAGAATACGTCTACGCAGGCAATCGAAGTTCAGAACAGCAATTTAATTGCGGTCCGGGAAGCATAGGGGGGGGCGGTTTTATGGATATTATGAGAATGCACGACATGATTGAAAAACTGTCTGAAAGCGCAGAGTGTGAGTTTGCAAAAGGTATCGAATGTGTAGATACAGAAGAGATGGGAAAAGTCACGGACATGCTTAAAGACCTTGCGGAAGCCATGTATTACCGGACGCTTACAAAATCAATGGACGAAGCAGAACCAGAGCAGGTTCTTGATATGTTTGAGCGTTACGGAGACGGCAGACGGTATTATGATCGTTACCGGTATGCAAACGGCAGATTTGCCCCAAAAGGAAGAGGTACGCGCCGCGGATATGAAGAACCTCCTTACTGGCACATGACACCGGAAATGTACCGGGAAATGGAACACGACCGTGATATGGATCGTTCTTCCGGCAGAATGTATTATACCGAGCCTAAAATGACACCAGATGGTGGTATGCGTGATCGCAGAGAGGGCAAAAGCGGCATGAGCCGTAGAAGCTACATGGAAAGCAAAGAGCTTCACAAGGGCAATACGCCGGAGGACAAGGACGCAAAGATGCATGACCTTGAAAAATACATGAAAGAGCTTTCGGAGGATATGGCGGAACTTATCTCCGACATGACACCGGAAGAGCGCACAATGACAAAGAGCAAGCTGTCAACGCTTGTTTCCAAAATGTAATGGCAGGGGCAGAAATGCCCCTGTTTGTTTGAACATTGACAACTGAATATCAGCTAGTGATTTGTGGATTTGGGAATTTTTCAAAAAGGTATTGACTTTTGTGTACTCATATATTAATATTTATGTGTACCCAAAAGAAAGGAGATGAAACAGTGTCACCAAGAACAGGCAGACCGACAGATAATCCAAAAAATAACATTATAAAAGTAAGAGCAACAGAAGAAGATAGAGAAAAACTTCTATATTGCTGTGAAAAGACCGGAATGACACAATATGATGTAGTAATGAAAGGGATTGATAAGGTCTATAACGAAATAAGAGCAACCGAAGCCCTAGACAAGTAACGGTTACTCTTACACTTACAGCCACCAAAAGCGGTTGATACATGGATTATACCGCTTTTTGGAATGGTTGTCAAACAGCAAACGAAAGGCAGGAAAAATCTATGAGAGAAATGTATATTGAAGAAATTACCAAAAATCTGAATGTACTCAGCGAACACTTTTTAAAATGTGTGTGGATTTTTACAAGTAACCTTGCATCCGACAAGAAAGGCGGTGCGAGATGAAAGAACAGCTGATAACGGAAATCCAGAGCATACAGGACGAAAAATTTTTGCAGTTTATTTTGAGCACGATACTTTCATTTAAGAAGAAATGGGGTATTTGTTGATGAACAATATTCATATGAAACAATTAGAACAGACGTTAACCAGTATGGAAGTTGCGGGAATGGTAGGGAAAAGGCATTGTGATTTGATGCGTGACATCAACCGTTATTGTAAGCAAATCAACGAAGCCAATAATGGATTGGTTAGCGAACGCAAAATTGCGTTGGCTGATTTCTTCAGAGAAAGCACCTATAAGGACGAGCAAGGAAAAGAACGCCCATGCTATGACATTACCAAGAAAGGATGCGAATTTATCGCGCACAAGCTGACCGGAGTTAAGGGAACGGCTTTCACGGCTCAATACATCAATCGCTTCCACGACATGGAACAGGCTCTGAAAAATACGCAGGCTGAAATTCCGGAGAAAGACCCGTTTGCACGCTGGAGCATCGTAAAAAAGATAGAAAGTGGTAAATGGTTTAATAAAAATAACTGGAAACTCAAAATTATCTGTGACCGGTTCGGATGGACGAGAAAATTTTTATATCACAAAATTCTTGTGGAATTGTCTGACTTACATAACTTAGAACTTGTGGAAAAGTTCTATACAGTCACATATGGGCATAAACCGGAGTACAAGATGGACTTGCTAGACTACAGCAAAGAACTTGCTGGAACAGCAACAAGGTACATTAATTATTTGTTGATTGAAGAGCAAGAAGAATAACTTTAAATTTAGAAATCACTGGCTGATATTTGGCTGGTGGTTTCTTTTTTTGGAGGTAAAATATGTTTGTGATAAATGGTATTGAATGGGAAATAAAATTTGTCCGCGGTACAAGCAGTAAGCTGATGCGATCTGATGGCTCTATCAGCCTTGCTGTGACAGATTGGAACAACAGGGCTATATATGTTTCAGATAAACCGAAAAATGGCTATTTGCGCAAAATACTGGCTCATGAACTTTGTCATTGTTTTTGCTTTTCCTATAACATTCATATGCCGATTGAGCAGGAAGAGTATCTTGCGGACTGGATCAGCCTGTACGGTACTGATTTGATCTATCTTTTGGATGATCTGATGTCAAACATTGATTGGAGGGCAGCATAGTGGACAAAATAGATGAATTGCTGCGGTATATTCACAGAACAAACCCGGAAATGACAAGGGAAAAGCTGATAAATGAACTAAGCAGAAGTGATTACGCCGCACGTTCTTTGCTTTTCACAAAAGAAGTTGTTTGTCAAGAAGAAAAATAGTAAAATGTTTTTGGGGTGATAGTATTGTACAATGGATGTCATACATCTTTTGATGTTATGAAAGAATATATGATCTATGGAGCGGAGCTTGATGAAAAATATCAGATCCCGATTGTCCCGGCATGCAGCTTGGATTATTTGCCGGAGGACTCCATAGATTTTGGAGAGAGCTTTTCACAAAAGATAAAAGGGCATAGAAAATTAAATGTGAATTTCTATATTGACGATTCAAAGTTTCAAAGACTGTGGAATAACCCGGATAAATACCTAGAGCACTTGAAGTGTTTCCACTCGGTCTGTATGCCGGATTTCAGTATTGCTACAGGCGATTGTGGTATGCCGTTTGCTTTGAATCTGTATAATGTGTACCGGAATCATGCGCTTGCACATTACATGCTGCTGAACGGGATCCGCGTTATACCGTCCGTAGGCATCCCGGACAAAGATAATTATGATCTTTGTTTTGCCGGGTACAGTAAGGGTGGTGTGATCGCTGTATGCACAAATGGAAGAGTGCGGGCAAAGGCGGCACGGATAGAGTTTTGCGAGGGATTCAAAGTTATGATCGACATGTTGCAGCCACATACAGTGTTGATCGTCGGGAAGATACCGGATGAATTAAACACCGATGTAAAGATTGTAAATTATAAATCACGCAACCAGAAGGTCAATGAGAGGTTTTCAAATGGGAACAAGAACAACAAAATCACAGAAAAAACAGAAACAGACTGAGAGTCAGAGGAAGAGAAGAGAACGAATTAGTCAAATTTCACAAGTTGCGAAATGACGCATAATAATTTACTGTGCATATTGTCTTTTCACAGTTGGAATCTCATTTTTCAACTTTTGAATTTTTTTCTTCTTGGAAAACGGCTCGATTTTGAGATCAGAAATCAGAATTTTCACACCCCGGCGGTCTGCCGGTGATGTCTCCGCCGTACTCCGGATGTCTGCCGGTGGAGTGTGCCCAGACAAGATAAGCGTAACGTTTACAGGCTTGCAACGTCGTAAAAACGATTTACAGGCGTTTCGTGCTGTGTATATATAAAAGCACTGCATAGCCTTGTACAAGCCTTAAAATGGCTTATGCGCATTCTCTTAAACGCATTATATGATCGGATGCACGGCTTGTCAAGTTGCAATATATCCGGATACTGGAAAAAGCCGGGATGATTCCGGCTTAAAATTCCTCTATTTCCGCAGCATTTTGTTCCCATTCTGGAAGCGTTTTGAAAACTTCCCAAGCATCGTCAAACGTTTCAAAGTCTGTCCCTATTCCATCGTTCCTAAAAAATCCATCGTCTACACTGTAAACACTTCCCCTGCATATGACTTGAAAAACTGTCTGTGCTCCGTTCGGATAAGTCATTTATAAATCCTCCTAAAAAAATAATATTCCCTTACGGGTAGAACCGCTGCCGGCAGTGGTTCCGGCGTGCATCCTCTGCGGCGGTTATTATGCTTTTTTATATCCGTTTTCAGCAGCATATTTTTCAAGCTCTTCCAGTGTTTCAAATGTTGTCACAATTCCGCCGAATCCTTTTGTAATTCGGTCGATTGTATACATGCCACAGTCATACAGGCATGCATAAAAGTTTATTCTGCCTTTTTTTAATAAAAATAATTTTCTCATACTTCAATTTTCCTCCATATTCAAATTTTTGGGTAAAAGCAAGCCGGGGAATCGAACCCCGGTAAACGCCGCCGCTTGCCTAATTTATAAAATTGTGCGAACCTCATTATAATCATCATTTAGCTCTATCAGATTAAATAAATCGTGTTTTTCTCCTAACTCAAAATACTGATTGATAGCATCCTCTTCGCTATCGGCTAAAATTATTTCGAAATTATCGTCTTCGATCTCTGCTCTGTAATACTTCATAAGATTAACCATCCTTTCATTTTCCTATAGATACAGTTCCATAAGTCCCACATTTTTATTTTCAACTAAGACAACGCCTGGGCGGACAACGGAAACATACTGTTTTACAACGTTCTCGATTCGCTCGTTGCTGTAATACGGTGCCAACTTTTGGCGTGTGTATTCTTTCGCTTCTTCAAGTGTCATCATCTTCATAAAATCAACCATCCTTTCATCATGCGCCCTGTCTCATCGGTGCAGGTAGGGCAGTTCCTGCAGACGGCGGCAGCTTCCGCCGTTTCGACTTAATTTTTCATTGCGCAACCAGTCCAAGTTTTACAAATTGTACCGTTACAACTTATACCGCATTTTTTACAGCTATAACACATAGTATTTAAATCGTTATAATAAATGTTATATGCTTCTTGTCTTTCCGCCTGTCTAATTGCAAGAACGCGCTCAAATGCTCTTTTTACAGTCGGGAGAACAGCCGCGCCGCTTTTAATCGCCTTAGCAAGCACCGCCATTTCATCGGCTGTTTTATCGTAAATGTGTGAAATTATGTTATCAAATTCTTCTGCTGAAATATTAAGTTCTTTTAAATCCTGTTCGTACGTTCTCATGTTTACGCCTCCCTCTCAATTTCTACTTTATCAATTCTTCCGGCTTTCATTTCTTCGATGATCGCCTCCAGCTCGTCAAGGATATTTCCCTCTTCTGGTTGCTGAAAAGTGTAAGTATCATTTATCTTTCCCTCAATTTTAATTTT